GGCGATAAGACCAATGACCGAACTCGTGTCAAGCGTGTTCGTGATAGGACTATACAGTGCCCCACCAGCATCAGAAGCTTGATTCCACTGCGCTGCAGTGATCGTTAGATCCTTGACGTAGCAGTATCGCTTCAACAAATCACGTACGTCGTCAATAATTTCCCCCATGCAAATCCCACTATCGCCACTGAAAGATACGGGGACAATGCCGGGGAAGATTCCAACGTTAATCAAAGTGTCGGGCCCTGCAGGTTCCTCACGCCCTTGGGCAACGACATCGCCAACCAACGCACCAAAATTGACAGGAGCAGCGGGAGCAGCAAACTGCATATCTTCGCCAACGGTCTGCATAACAATCATATACACCGTCGAGTCGTTCGTATTTTCCGATGTACGCACGGGGTTGACAATTGAAACCGTCACCATACCGTTCGCGAATGAATCCGGCACTGTGGCAAAAGTGGTACCACTCGCATACGGGATAAGATAATTGGCATGTTTCCAAAGGGCGGGTCCTAAATACGGAATGGTGAAGCACACCGTGGTGTCACCATTAATGTCGTAAACCACATTTGGAAAATCCGCCGTTCCTGACGTCAACGTGGTAGGCGTGTTGGCTGGGTCGGGATGGAAACCGATCCGCACACGACACGTTGTGTATGATGAACAAACAAAACGGATACAATATTTCATGCTCCCGCGCCAGTTACGACAACAAGACCCAACCAGAGCCGGAGGAGTGGGCCGAACTTTGTACGCACCCGACGATACATAAGCGTGGCACAATTGCGGAGTAACGGGTATGTTACAAACACGAGTGCCAACGGCAGAGGACCCATCGAAAGAGGTAGTGTCAAGGAGAAATAGGCGGCGAGAGAACCCGCGAATACTTGTTTCGTCGTCAGCACTCTTGATGAGAGTCGGATCCGCAGAAATTCGATTCTCGGGATCGAGACACAGCCGCATTGAGCTGTCCAACCCACGAGCTTGCGCCAAATCTTGACCAATACGAGGCGTGGTGATGGTAGCCGACTCAACAGTCGTCGGCTTATCCAACCCAATACTCCGCGCGCCAGCTCCAAGAAACGTAAACACCTTTCCGGCAGCACCAGCGGCTCCTCCAACGACTGGCCATTGTGACACACCACCAAGAAACTTACCGACGCTCAACGCGGTACCAGAGATGAGATGTTCAGAGCTCTTTTCACGTGCCTCAGCAGTCGTCTTGCCTTGTGCGATTACTGAACCCGCAACATTTACGGTAGCGGTATAGGCTGTTCGATTCTCATTCTGCATGCCGGCAACTTCAGGATCTTCGAAAGCAGCGAACATCGTAACATCCACAGTGG